GTAAGTGGTGGATTTGGTAAAGGAGAGAGTGTTTTTGGTGTCAGAACTACTTCACAGGTAAAAAGACTTGGATGCTCTGTTCTCAAAAACATGATAGAACAAGACAAATTGATCCTAGAAGACTACGAAATCCTAACAGAATTGATGTCGTTCGTCAGTAAAGCACAAACTTATTCTGCTGAAGAGGGACACAATGATGACTTGGTTATGTCGTTGGTTCTATTTGCTTGGTTGTCACGACAACCATATTTCAAGGAACTAACCAATCTAGACACCAGAATGGCGCTATTTCAAAATGAAATTAAACAACTTGAGGAAGATTTAGCACCATTTGGCTTTATTACCTCGTATGATGAGGACAACATGAGAACATTTTCAGATGGAAACGATGTCTGGAACTCAGAAGGGCTAAAATAACCAAATCAATAAATACCCCTAGAGTAAGACACCTCTAGGAGCAAAAAATGCCAACAAGACCAAAAGTAACAGTATCAATAGTAGACAATTCATTCGTTGTAGCCGGATCTGAGGCGCAAGGTACGCATGTCTCCGGTATGGTTAGTTTAACAACCCCATCTCTAGTAGATCTATTTGGTGTAACCGCAGATAATGAAGCAGGTTATATGACAATAGAAACATTAGGAGATTGGATAGGAAAATTAAACGGAACAACTTATGGTGGTGCTACTGGTTCAGGTCCAACTGGAGCATGGGCAACCGATTGGTACTCAGCATACAACTACCTAACTTATGGTGGCGTTCTTAAAATTGCAGAAAGTGCATCTACTTTCTATGATGCAAGCATTGCATTGGATTCAATGTTTACTTCACAAATATCAGGAACTCAATATACAGCAGTATCAAATATAACATCATATAGAGATGATATTATTGGAATTGTCGGTGTAACCTATTCTGGTTATACTGGTGGTGCTACGGTTCCAAGTAATCCCACCGTATTTCCAACATTAACAAATGCTGATAATAAAATATTCGCAGTTGGTGGGGAAAAAGTTATGTTGGGATTATCCAATACAAGCGAATCAAATTATATCACTATCCCTCTAGCCAGCGATGCAGCCGGATGTTTCGTCAGAACTGACCGAGACTCACAACGCTGGTTCTCGCCCGCCGGGACTCGAAGAGGAAGAATCCTTAATACCGTCCGATTGATTAAGAATCCATCTGCAACTGAACAAGATAATCTATACAATAACAAAATCAATTCCATAATTGGAATCGCTGGTGATGGTGTCTACCTATTTGGCGACATTACTCAAGAAGGAACTGCAACTTCTTCACTAACTCGCGTAAATGTCGTTCGTTTGATCAACTATATCAAGAAGACTCTAGGAAAAACAGCAAATTCCGTACTATTCGAAATAAACGATGCAACTACCCGTGCTTTGTTTGCAAATGCAGCAACCGGATTCTTACAAAACATCAAAGATGGTAGAGGTCTATATGATTTCAAAGTAGTCTGTGATGAATCAAACAATCCAGCAGCAATCTTGGATTCAAATCAATTTGTGGCAGATATTTACATCAAACCAACTAAGTCTATTAACTATGTGAAGGTTACCATTACTAACCTAAATACTGACGCACAACTCTAATAAAAAGTAACACATAGGAGAATAATATGTCATCATTTCATTCAATAGGAAACTTTGTAAACGCATTTAATGGTGGTACTAGACCAAATCGGTTTAGAATTACCGCAACAGCACCTGAAGGCGTTGCTGCTCCCGCTGGTTTATTTATAGACACACACTGTGTAGCAGCAACAGTCCCAGAAAGTATTGTTGGAATTATTCCAATTCCTTTTCGTGGAAGAATGTATAAATTTCCAGGCGATAGAACATACAACGAATGGACTGTAACTGTTCTTGATGATACTAATGACAAAGCAACATGGTTTACTTTCCACGAATGGTCACAACTATTTAATAATCACGAAACCAATATTGCAGTAAATGCATCACAAAGAGATAGTTTCTGCAAAGATCTTACAATAGAACATCTAGATCACTCAGTTGCAGATGGTAGCGTTGCTTTAAAGAAAATAAAATTGTTAAATGCGTGGCCTGTTCAAGTTGGTCCTGTCCAATTAGACATGGGAGCAGCCAATCAATTGGTACAATTCCAAGTTCAGATTGCGTACACACATTTTCAATATGAAGCTCAGAGTACAGTTTCACCGTAATTTAACAAAAAGGTTCCTATATTATGGCGTTTGATATCTTTGGTTTTAGTTTTGGTAAGAAGAACGATCAGGAGACAAAGAATCTAGAATCAAGTCAGATTCCAGTAACTCCTGAGCCATACGATGGAACCTATACATTTGAAGCCGGAGGAGTCTTTGGTACATCCATCGACTTCTCCGGTTCTATTAGAGATGAGAATCAACTCATTGGGCAGTATCGCGGTATGGCTCTCCATCCAGAAGTGGATTCAGCCATCGAAGATATTGTCAATGAAAGTATTGTGATGGGCGAAGACAGAAAACCAATTAAGTTAAATTTGGATTATGTCAATCTTCCAGACACAATCAAGACTAAGATCTACTACGAATACAATCATATTCTAAAACTTCTTGACTTCACCAATCGGTGTCATGAAATTTTCAGAAGATGGTATATCGACAGCAAGATCTATTACTACAAAGAAATCGATAAAGAAAATCCTGCTAAGGGATTGGTTTCTCTTATTCCCGTTGATCCAATTAAGATCAAGAAGGTAAGAAAGATTGAAAAGGATAGAGCCAGAGTTTCTGGTGGACAAATCATTCCATTCGTAAAGAAAATCGAAGAATATTATGTCTATGCAGATACAGATAAAGAGGCTCTTTATCCAACGACTCCATCTGGCTATAAGTTTACAATCGATAGCATTACTTACTGTCACTCCGGTACTGTCGATTCAGTAACCAAGAGAGTAATTGGTTATCTACAAAAAGCAATTCGTCCTCTGAACATGTTGCGTCAAATCGAAGATGCTGTAGTCATCTACCGTATTTCTCGCGCACCAGAGCGTAGAATTTTCTATGTCGATGTCGGTAATCTTCCAAAGCAGAAGGCTGAGCAATATCTCCGTGATATTATGAATCGATATCGTAACAAGATTACTTACGATTCAGCCACTGGTCAAATCCGTGACGACAGAAACCATCAGCACATGCTTGAGGATTTCTGGATGCCACGAAGAGAAGGTGGTAGAGGAACAGAAATCACAACTCTTGATGGTGGTCAAAACCTCGGAGAGATGGAAGATGTTCTTTATCTACAGAAAAAACTCTACCGCGCACTCAATGTTCCAATCTCTCGTCTTGAATCAGAAAACGGATTCAACATGGGTAGATCTGCTGAAATCACCAGAGATGAAGTTAAGTTCTATAAGTTCATAGAAAGACTTCGTTTGAGATTCGCTGCATTCCTCACAGATCTCCTTAAGACTCAAGTTATTCTTAAGGGAATTATGACAGAGGATGAATGGAATAAGATTTCCCAAGATATTACCTTTAAGTTCAACAAAGATTCGTACTTCAATGAACTAAAAGAAAATGACATTCTTCGTGATCGTATTGATATGTTGAACACCCTAAGCAACTTTGTTGGTAAGTTTTATTCAGAAGAATATATCCGTAAGAATATTCTAAAGCAAACCGATGAAGAAATGATCGAAATCAACGCTCAGATTGCCAAGGAACAACAAGAAGCATTGATCAAGGAAGTAGAACAACAACAGCAAATGATGGCTCTTGGTATTCAACCACAACCACAAGAAGGTCAACCACCACAATGAGCATTAGAAAAGAATTTCAAGCACTAATCAAGAATGACAGGGAATTGTTTAAAGAACAATTGTTCTCTGTTATTTCTGACAGAATAGCAGAAGAGATGGCTAAAAAATACATCGATGCTTCTGAGAAACTGTTTGAAAGTATCACATTAGAACCAAAGGTAAAATCAGTTCCTGTTCAAATACAGGAACAAGTAAAACCCCAGTATATGCCTATTGCAGAATTCAACAATGCAATAAACAATAATACGACTAATTGGATGACTGCTAAGGATGGTTCTCAGTTAGAGATAACACCAAAAATGGCTAAATACTTAGCCGAACTATACAATTCTCTAAATAGTTCACATAAGGATAAACTAATAAACCTCATATTGGAATCTGATCACGGTTTCAAAAAAGCAGTGAAAACTGCGGAAAGAATTTACGGAGCAAAAAATGGACACAAATAACCTAATCAAGAGCGTAATTTCAGAAAACATCGTAGAATCAAAGAAGATTGCTACGGAACTTCTCATGCAAAAACTCTCTGAGAGACTTCAACAAAAGTTTGAAGAGTATGCTCCAGAAACTTTCCTTGATGAAAACACCGAAGAGTCAGAGGAAACTGCTGACGACACCAATGATCTTCGCCTAGAAGTCGAAGAGATGATGGAAGCCAAGAAGCACAAAGAAGAGTCAGAGGAAGAGGAATCCGACGAAGAAGAATCAGAAGATGAAGAGTCTGATGAAGAAGAAGACATGGAATACGAGGGTGGTATTGGCGGAAACTCACCATACGAATACGAGGGCGGAACTGACTGCGAAGGTGACTGCTACGAAGATAACAATGCAGAAGATATGAATAAAAAGGCATTTCGTAACACTGGTTTGAGCGAAGCAAAGAAAGCCAATAAGGATTATGATGGAGATGGTAAGATCGAATCATCCACCGATGAGTGGAAAGGTTCCCGAAGCAAAGCCATCAAGGCTGCAATGGCTAAGAGAAAGAAGAAATAATGAAGTTAATAACCGAAACAGTAGAGGATATCCGATACATCACCGAAGGAACAGATGACAAAAAGAATCTGTTCATCGAAGGTGTATTCATGGTTGCCGAGGAATGCAACAGAAACGGTAGAGTCTATCCGCTTGAAACTTTAAATAAAGAAGTAGGAAGATACATCAACGAATTCGTTGATTGTAACCGCGCTTTCGGTGAACTCGGACACCCCACAGGTCCAACCATCAATCTTGATCGTGTCAGTCACAGAATCGTAATGCTTGAGTTCCGTAAGAACAAAGTCTACGGAAAAGCCAAGATTATGGAAAGCACCCC